CCGCGCCAGCATAACCTGAATCGCTATTAGCATCCCTGGAATTAAGCCATTTACTCGACGCATCCCCGTAATCCTGTCCATAGCCATAGCCGGAACCAGGCCAGTCACGGTATGCGCCTTGTGGAAACGGGAAAGCTGGATTTGTCGGTTGCGAACCCCAAAAGGGTAACGGATTATTATCATGTTCAGGATGGTGGCAAGTTAACGCTCTCGGTGACTACAGATAATACGCCCACAGCGATTACTTACACGACACTCGCCACAACCAAAGAAGCCACGCAAAAACTAAACCTTGCCCGTGGCGCAAAAGGCCGTCTTTGGAAATTCAGTTTGACTAATGTTGAAGGCAGCGCGGCAACGGTAAGGAATCAGGAAGTTATTGTCGATCCATTGAGCCGAAAGATGTAAACAATCCCCATAGCTAAAGCTAGGGGCTTTATGGTAACTAACAACGTTCCACATTAGGGCGGCTTACAGCACCCCTGGACGGACTGAAAAGCCTGTCCAACTTAGCGATATTCGACGCCGAATTGACATCGCTGTGGGCTAAGTGACCACAGTTTTTACAGGAAAACTTATGTTTTACACGAGTACCAATGTTACCGCAGACAGAACAAGACTTAGATGTATAAGCGGGATTGATGTATTTAATCTCAATGCCGACAGCCTGTGCTTTGTAGGCGATAAAATCTTGAAGCTGCCTAAACGACCAGCGATGCAAACGCGATCTAACCCGCTTGCCCGCTTTGATGTTTTCTCTAATACCAGTCAAATGGCTTAATTCCAGGGATGCTAATAGCGATGCAGGTTATGCTGGCGCGGTATGGGTTGAGTATAGCAATATAGGTAGCAATCTTGTCGAATATGCTTATGTTGTTACTAATGCTATAGCAATCGTTGAGTCTGATCTAAACGCCTATGTCACCACTACTGCGACCGCTACGGTTGAATCGGATTTACTAGCCTTTAAGACAACGGCGACCTGGGCGGTTGTTGAGTCCGATATTTCGATTTATGAAGTCACTACCGCTTCTGTTACGGTTGAATCAGACTTAAACGCCTACGTTACCACAACAACTCAGGCTATTGTTGAATCAGATTTATTAACGTATGTCACGACCAATGCGGCTGTAACGGTCGAATCCGATTTACTGACTTATGTAACAACCACGGCTACGGTTACGGTCGAATCCGACCTGAATGTTTATGTTGTCACTAATGCAGCCGTAACGGTAACGGATGTCAACCCCTCTACAAGTGATGCCACGCTGAACTTCACGTTTACTATTCCGACTGGAGCAACCGGATCAACCGGAAGTCAGGGCGCACCGGGCGTGTGTCCCACCTGTCCCCCATCAGGAGGCTCAGGATCTATGCAAGGCTATGTCGTATGGAATCCGTTCCTGATTGAAATGGCTGGCATCATATCGGTGGGTGGGACTAACACCACTAAGACGGTTGCTCAGGCTGGGTATGCTCCGGCTAACTATCCCGGCATGACCGTAGCAAGTACCGATCTATTCGACTGGGCTAATTTACAATACTCGCTATACCTTGAAAAGCAATCAGGAAAGAAAGTTCTTTGGTTCAATAAATTCCAAGTCAACAAAACCGTACTGCTTAACGACTACGATTCTAACCTGTCACTTGACGGTAACTTCTGCACAATCACATCGGTTCAGTCCGTTGTGTGGTCAACACCCGTCATAGGCTCAAGAGTGCCAACCGATAACGGGGATGCCAACATCATGGTGCTTCGGACATTTGACATCCGTAACATCATCATTCAGGCTTCACCCAATCAGGCAGGGTTGCAGCCAGGCCCGTCTTACTCATCCATATACGAAGGGATTAGGGTGTTCAATGCCCGTGTAGGAATGAAGCTCGAATTCAGCCTCAATTCAATAGCCCGTCTTTGTGATGCCGGGACTTGTGATACCGCTTTTATGGCTGCATCAGGTAACTGGCCGGGGGCTTCCAATTCAAACAGCCAATCCAATCACCACCTTTGGGATCATTGCCATTCGTATCACGGCACTCCGAACGGATATGCTAAGGTAGGTTTTGGCAATTACTCATCGTCAGGCGTGTTCATGAAGGACTGTATCTTAGAAGGTTCGTCATTCCGTAAGGGTGTCGATCATGACTTCAAGATGAGTACAGTTGTTAAGACTGGCGGATCATACAACACCCATATAGAGGGCATCTACGGAAATCGGGGCTGTGCTTCGGGGGACGCTAATCACTTCATTCGCATGGTAGGCACTTATACGATATCAAATAGCTATTCTCAATATACTGGCTGCATGATTAACGCTTCGGGCAGTCCGGGTGAACTGCTTCTGAATGTAGAGGAAACGCCCTGGGTGGTTGTGCCTCCTGATGGTAAGCTACTGGTCAATGCTGGCGGTGTGTTCTGGCAGTTCAAGGACAACGGGGCGCAAGAGATCCGTCAACCTCAAAACCTGAACAGCAAGTTCTATATCGGAACAGTTCCGGGCGGAAACGGTACGGCCTGTGTCATGAACCCTTGCTTTCAATGCGGTACATCCGTATGGTCTGTGCAAGGGTGGGGCGGGACTTCGGGTATCTACTCGTTCAATTCATTCACTTCTGCTCGGACGGCTGCGCCAACAGGTTATAAATTGGAACTGACCATGAAGCCCGATGCACTTGCTTCAATCAATAGAATATCACGCCTGACATCTTCAAGGCTGAATGAATATGCTCAAGGCACTCATACCTGGTACTTCGACACTGAAGCCGAAGCTGTAACATTTGCTAATGCCAATCCTGACTTTAACCATTTAATAACTAAACTATGAAACAACTATTAATCATCATGCTGACTCTGTTCAGCTTTGGGGCTTCGGCTCAGTTGATTTGCGATCCAACGGTTAACATTGTAACCTGTTCAACCTGTACCACTCCAAGATTCTATTCGGCATCTCAAGGCGTAATTATCTCAGGCACTCAGCTTTGGATCAATTGGGATAATAGCATCTGGGGATTTCCGGGCGGAACGGAATGCTCAAAAGGAATATCATTTATCATAGATGGCGTTGAATACTTTGCCAACTCGCAGAATTATGTTTATTCATCTGCTGTCAGTGGCGCACAGGTGCCGGGATATGTTGTTGTGCCGGGTGCTACCATTTGCGTTCAGCTCAAGAACTACTGCACATTTCCATACACTTGTGATACGGCTAACTATGCGCTGTCTGTTCCGCTATGCGTGACTGCTCCGGTCGCACCTACAACTTCCGCCATTTCGTGTAAATGCACTCAGGGTGGTGGTAAGAAATACCAAATGACTAAGCCGGGCGTATCAACCGCCTGTGTCAATAAGTTTCAGTGCCAGTCCATGCTTGGCTATGGATGGAGTAATTCGTGTAATTGTCAGTAACCAACTCTCTCAATCTCACCCCCACCTAAACCTCCCCCCGGTCATGGTGTATGAAAAAACTGCTTAATGCTTCGATGTTTATGTCTATACTTTCAATTATAACGCTCGGTTCGTCTGTGGGCGAAATGATGATGAACCTCATATTAGCCGGGGTTCTGTATGTCGTGGGGCATTACTGCTTTCAACTCGTTACTAAAATCAATGCCGTTCACGAATACATGATTACGGCAATGGAAGTTAAGAACGGCATGGAAAAGGACATTAAGAGGTTGGATGCGGAAGTTCAGAAACTGGACACCGATCTTAAAGATCAAATAAAGCAATTGGATCACAAATTTGACCGGGTAATCGCTGAAATTAAACAGGATCGTTTACATAACTAATCCATAAAATCATGGCAAAGGAACTGACTATTAAAGTTAAAAAATCAAAGAGAACAGGACTGTTATTCTGGGTAATGATAGGAGCCAACGGTGAAAAGATGGCACACTCAGAAGGCATTGAAAATAAATCTTATTTGTCTAACCTGCTCAAACGCTTTGAGGCGATGGGCTTTAAAATCGAAAAACTGAAATGATCGAATCAATCTTGAACGGCATTAGCATGAACGCCTTTATCGGCTTCCTATTCTGGTCTGTAATCGGTGGCATCATCGGCATCCTGACTCAGCAAATCAAGTTCGCCAAGCCCATAAAAGAGTACGGCGGGTTTAAGACAAGCGTGTGGATCAAGGAGAATTGGAAGCGAGTTGTGACTGCCATCCTCATTATGGTGGTGGGTATCATCTTCCAAAAAGAGCTCACAGGAGTGGAGGCTACCAACTTCACTGCACTTATGGCAGGATTTACCATTGATACAGTGGTGGATAGGTTCGTTAATCGCAAGAAGTGAGGTACGAATACATCATAATATTGCTGTTAGTCCTGATCGTTGGTATGTGGTCGTTTCAGACCTGTAACCACCGAAAAGAGCAAACTACCTCACAGGCTAAATACGATTCGTTACAGGTCGCTATTGATAGCTTGTCGGTGAAAGTGGAGGCGGTCAATATCAGGGCGGATTCAATTGTCAATAGAGTGGATTCTGTACTGGGTAAAAAGAGGGTAACAATCACAAAACGAAAAGATGCTAAAATTGATACTACCCGTCATGCTTCTACTGTGGCTCTTGACTCCATGTCACGGTCAATCCTCGCAAGACACGGTTTGCTACTCCCAAACTGAAGCCAGAGCCATCACCATTGCCCTGATCGAATGGGAGGCGTGTATGGAGGAAATGGCTGTTTGTGATGAACAGCTACTGGAACTTAAAAAAGCGATTGCCGGCAAAGATTCTGCCATCACCGATATGATGAAAATTAGTCAGTTTAAATCCGAAGTGATTGATCTAAGAGTTCGGGACATGGAGGTGCTTAAATCAGAAGTGAAGCGGTTTAAAAGACGATCAGCCGTAACAATTATACTAGCCTCCATCGTCACAGGCTTCACCCTTTTTATCGCTGTCAAATGATGGAGCCAAAAAGAAAATTCAAGTTTGAACTGGCCTGCACCGGTCATGGCTGTCCGATACGGTTTACGTGCGGTCACTTTTTCGCTTTGAATTATCAGGGTGAAATCAGGGAAACCATGCGGCCTCCGTTTATTAAATCCGACACCGGGCAGTTTTCAAGTTGCCCCAAATTAAGCCCTATAAAAGCATGAGTAATATCAGTGAACACATCACCCTTTCCGAAGCCATTAAATCACAGACAGCCATCCGTAAAGGCATCGACAACACCCCTAATTCCGATCAGATCGCTGCCATGAAACTCGTTGCTGAAAAGGTATTTGAGCCGATCAGGGCGCACTTTGGAAAGCCTATCGGGATCAGTTCTTTCTTTCGATCCGTGAAACTCAACAAGGCTATTGGTGGGGCTGCATCGTCACAACATTGCAAGGGTGAAGCCATCGACATTGATGGTGACATTTTGGGTGGAGTTAGCAACAGGATGATTTTTGATTACGTCCGAACTAACATGGATTTTGACCAGTTGATTTGGGAGTACGGAACAAATCTATATCCGGCATGGGTTCATGTAAGCTATAAGGCTAAAGGAAACCGGAAGCAGGTGCTTTATGTGGGACTGCCGTAAACTATTCATAATCAAGTGGGGCAAATTGGGGGCATACCCCCTTTCATCTCCATTTTTCCATTTCCTTCCTCACCTTCGTGCCTGTCACCTTGTAATATATCTGAGCGGTTTTTACGTTGATCCCCAGAAGCTCTGCGGTGGTTTCAATTGAAATGCCCAGTTCAGCGCACCGAACTGCAAATGAGTGGCGGGCAACATGCGTGGTGAGGTTCTTTTCGATCTTGCACAATTTGGCAAGTCCTTTCAGCATCAGGTTGGTGGTGGGCTCCGCTTCAACCGGACTCGCTTCAGGAAGTTGTTTAATGATCGCTTTGAGCTTCGGATGAATCGGCATCACCACAAGCTGTCCGTTTTTCTTTGCCCGGATAATGATGTCCTTTCCCTGAATCATTACCTTTGGATCGAACCGCCTCCAGTCGGAAAATCGCAATCCGGAATAGCAGCCGAGCAAAAACCATAGGGCGGTTCTGCGTAACCGGTGGTCCATTGGGAGCTTGAGGGCCTTTTCAATTTTCTCCACTTCCTGCGATGTCAGGTAGGTGCGGTCGCCCTGCTTGTACTTTGGCCGCTCAAATGTTTTGAAAGGATAATTTGTGGTCACCCCGTCCTTAATGGCTGAATTGAAAAACTTCACCAGAGTTTTGAAGGCTTTGTGAATTGAATTATGCTTGAAGCCTTTCTCCCTGATGTACACCTCGAATCCTGTCAGCCACTTGTGATCCACCTGGTCAAACCGGATACCTGGTGAATAACTTTCGATGTGGTTCATTTCGTTTGAGTAATTGAAGATCGTGCCCTCAACAAACTTACCCCTCATTTGCTCTTTCAGTTTTTCAACGTACACCTTTATAACGGATAACTCCTGATTGCCGCTGCCTGAATAAATGCTCTTGATGGAGGCCAGTGTGGGGTCATTGCCCTTGATCTGTTCGGAGAAAATATACGACTCAATATCATTTGACCTTTTGCGGACAAGTTCGTTTATAACACCTGAAAGCGGATGCCCGGGCTTCATAGATCCTTTGTCTGGATTCCACCACTTCATGTCAATAGCTTTTCCGATACCGATGCGAATGCGCTGCCGTTTAGCCGTCACGCGGATGTAAATCGAATGAAGTCCCTGCCGGTTGCTGTTTGCATCCAGTTCGGCCTTGACGGTATAATTTACTTTTGACATTAGATAAGTGCAAAACTACTGGAACATCACTGGCACGTTACAGGAACAAATGTTACTATTTATGCTGATAAATACGCATATTATGTAATAAGGTTATACGGCTCAAAACTGCCTATAAACGGCAAAAAGCCCACTATCAGGGGCTTTCTGCTTTCTATTCTGTGATCCCGCTGGGACTCGAATAGATTTCAGAACACGCCCTGTTTGCAAACGTTTTAAGGCGATTGCTATTTTTTACTGGCACCCTTTTGCAGCTTCCTTACAGCCAGCTCCACTTCGCCAAGTCGGATGTCGATGTCGGCAACCTGATGCTCCAGCTTATTCTTGATCGCAGTTTTACCCGGGTCCTGAAACATATCGCCGATGCCCAAAATCAGGTAATTCGGATTGATCCGAAACCGATTGCAGGCGTTCACGATGTTTTCAAGCGTACAGGATGCCTTATGCTTCACCCACCTTGATGTAACAAGCGGATGAACGCCAATGGCAACAGAGAAGTCCTTTTGGCTTTTGACATGAGGATCTGTGTGGATTAACGCCTTCATGATTTGAACCATTCTGGCTGTTACCTGCTTGGAAACGGATGAATCGGCTTGTGGCATGGTGTTAGAATTTGTAAGAGATCGCCCCGGGTGCTACCTGAAGGGATTTGCGCTGATTATTTTTGCCCGCTGCGTGGATGATGATACCAACCGCAACCGAGGCGCACCCGATTGAAAACATGGCAAGTTTCGGAACTTCATTCTGTGGAAAGGCTACAATTGGGGCTGTTGCCACAAGTGTTCCGAATACCATGAATCCGATGCCGGTTGGAATCTGATCGTGGTACTTCTGGGGGTTTTGTTGCGCCATTCCAATCATCGGAGCAAGGCACAGGATAAGCAGTAGTTTTTTCATGGTACGTTATTTATGTTTTATGCTTTCTTTTTTCGGGGCGATGCGGCGGGAGTTGTGATTTATACTGTTCGATCAATTGGTCCTTTGCTGAAATCAACTGATCCTTCGCGGCAAGCAACTCCTGGAGCGATTTGATCTTGGCATGACATTCATCAAGCCGCTTTTGAATCAACTGCTCCACAAACTCACTCTGCGCCGGAAGGTTCAGTGGGTTTTTGTCAGGGGCATGACTTACCAATTCCTCATAAGTAATGTTCAGAAACTTGGCAATAAGTTGAAGTGTTTCGGGGCTGAATGACCCGCGCGACAACAAATGCGACAAGGACGACTCGCTGATCTTGAGAAAATCGGCCAGCTCCTTCTGCTTTTTGCCGCTTTTGAACAGCAAGTACTTAATTTCCTTTGCAAATAATTTCATTTTATTGATATGAATTTCAACTAATTACATCAATTTGTTGAAAACTATGTCAATTATTTGACAGAATTACTTGACAACTCGGTTTCAACTTCTTTACTTTGTCGGACATTATGTAAGACATCAAAGGTATAATTAAATAATTCAATAAAACAATAGCCAATGTCATTAACTCCCGAAGCAATCAGTTTAATCAAGTCCAACACACGGCTACAGAACCAGTTGGCTGTTGAGTTTGACCGTTGCGAAACAACCATTAAAAGGTGGATAAAAGCCAATCACAAGAACTTGTCAAGTGGTGCCGCGCTCCGTTTCATTGAGCAGGAAACAGGAATCAACAAATCTCAACTACTTGCCAAATGACACTCGAAACCATTCACAGGGAACTCATCGCAACCCGCAAAGAATTAAGAGAGATCCGCGCCATGCTCGTTCGCGATACTGAGGTGTGGATCAGTGAAAAGGAGGCCGCCATGCTGATTTCGATGAGCGTGGCCAATATCCGAAAGCTCCGGTATGCCGGAAAGATCGAAAACTGGAGAGTGCGCCCAACCGGCAGAGGGGTGCAGTACCTGAAATCATCGCTTCAAAATCAATTCATTTCAAACAAATAACTTCTAAAACCTACCACAAAATGAAGAACCCGATCACCTCCGCCATCCTCCGTGCCGCCGCTGAACTGGAAGCCCTCGCCCGGTTACGAATGAATCAGCCCAAAGAATCAGTCCTGCCGCAGCCGAGCATGGGTGTTCGCAAGATCGTGACGGATTCGCCTTCCTACTTCGATAAGGTCACATGGGTGTCGCCCGAAGCCAAAACCGCCTCGTTCGTGTCAAGGCACGGCGACCTGTTATTTGTGGTCGAACTGCCATAAACAAAAATAGTGGCCAGACTACCACGGTCCGACCACTACTAAAACTTCAAGGAAACAAAAGTAGCAAAAATCTAAAACTTCAAAACAATGTTAGAATTCAATTATCCACTACCTGACCGCCAGGAGCCGACCGTTACCGACAAGCTCGAACTGCTCGAATCCTTCCGCCGTCACATCAACAACAACGCTGAGAATATCACAACACTTGAGCGCCTGATTGCCAACCCTAATGACATTCAGAACCTGTTCCGCAAACAGTGTGAAAATCGCCAGGAGTTACAGGAAGCTCTCGCCCTTCGTGAACGCTTAAAAAGAATGTGGAACCGCACCCTTAACGACCTTGTAATACGATGAAAACACGCCTCACCATAATCCTCATCATGCTGACTATGCCAATATGGGTCATACCATGCACCTCCTACTGGGTGCTGACAGGCGAGACCACGCTGTTCGGGTATTTCAACTCACTTATCAATAAAATCATTTAATCATTCATATCTAAAACTTCAAAATTATGTCATCAGAAAACAGTACCACAGAATTATCAGTAATCAGGGATTCAGATTTACAGATCTCCCAGCCATCCAACTCATTCGGAAATGCAGCCTCCTTTGAGCACTTTCAGCGGGTTGCGTTGATGCTGGCAAAATCAGAGCTCATTCCCGCCATCTTCCAAAAGAAGCCGGAAAATGTAATGATCGCTCTGGAGCTTGCCAACCGCGTCGGAGCCTCACCACTTATGGTCATGCAGAACCTGTACATCGTACACGGAAAGCCGGCATGGTCCAGTCAGTTCCTGATCGCAACACTTAACGCTTCAGGTAAATTCTCATCCCTCCGCTACGAAGAAGATGAGGCAAACGGTGGCCGTACCCGTGCAGTTGCCACCGAAAAGAAGTCAGGCGAAGTGTGTTATGGCGCATGGGTTTCGATGGAAATGGCAAAGGCTGAGGGATGGGAAGGAAAGACCGGAAGCAAGTGGAAAACTATGCCGGAACTTATGAGGCGTTACCGGGCTGCCGCTTTCTTTACCCGCCAATTCGCTCCCGAAATTTCTATGGGAATCAACTCCTATGAGGAAGCGGTTGAAATTTCATCGCAACCACTTCAGCCGATAAAAGCTCAGGAGGAAGTTCAGGCCGACACCGAGTTAGACCGCTTCATTAAAGTGATCGAGGCCTGTGACACTATTGAGAAACTGAATAAGCAGCGCAAGCACCTCACCAAATACCCTGAAGCAAGTCAGGTGTTCCTTGATAAAGAAACGCTGCTGGAGAATGGAGAAATCGTTTATAACCAAACAGCCAATGTTTAAGGTACGCGCATCGGGAGGTGGTCAGATAATGACTGACCCCTCCACCAAAAAAGCAAAGGAAGCTGGTGAACTTGGTGCCACTTGCAGGAAGTATGTCCGCAACCAGTGGGTGATGGATACCTACGGCCGGGAGAAGGATCTGAATAGCCGCCCGATTATGAAGGGGCTTTTGAATGAGGAGCAGGGAATCACCATGCTATCAACGCATCTTGGAGAAATGCTCACCAAAAACGAAAAGTGGCATCAGGATGATTTTAAAACCGGCACTCCCGACCTGATTCTGGAGGATACGGTTTACGATATTAAGTGCTCCTACGACATCTTCACGTTCGCCAATGCTGACTTATCAAACGATTACGACTGGCAGCTTCAGATCTACATGGATCTGCTCGGACTTGAAAAAGCGGCACTGGTGTACGTGCTGACCGACACCCCGCTTTCTATCATTCAGGCTGAAGTAAAATCAATCTGCTGGAAGCTTCAGGACGACTCGGAGGCAGAAATGATCGAGGCTGAACTCATCAAGCAAATGACCTACCCTGACATCGCTCAGGAGGATCGGATCAAGATCATTCCTGTGACATTCGACCCTGAACGAATCACCGCCCTTCATGCCCGGGTGGAGCAGTGCCGGGCGTTTTACGATTCACTGAAACTAAACACCTAACCACAAAAACAAACGTAGCTCAGATTGCAGAGCGGGTGTGAAGCAGTTATGTAGCGTTTCTGTAACACACATCAGGGCGGTGGTTCGAGTCCACCCGTTTGTTCAAAACTTCAAAATTAAAAACCAACCTATGAAAAAAGAAACACTACAGAAAGCTAATGATCTGGCTAACCGAATCAAGGCAATTGAAGATCGTTCCGTTTCGTACACATCGCGCGGTAGCAACACGTGTTCATCTAAACCGCTCGAACCTCATGAAATTGGTGAGGCTACTTATTCAGCACATTTAAACGAAGCTGACTCGGATGCTTTGTTTAAGGTAAACATAAAGTTTTTGAATGCCCTGAAGCAGCGACTCCAAAAGGAATTCGATAGCCTGAAATAACATGACCCTCGAACTAAACTTCCCCGCCCACACCCAGGAGCGATCCAATGAAGGTACTCAGCACGTTCAGAACCTTCACGAGCAGTTCAATAAGGGCAACCGGGAACTAATGGCTTTCTGGCAACGGAACCGCTACTGGCTATCGAACGAGGATGCCAGGGATTTAAAGATCAGCTCATACTGTTCTGCCCGTGTCCACGATCTGATTGGGCTCGGCATCCCGATCGAAAAGAAACAGGACGGTGTTATTAAACGGTTCCGCCTTAAATGCACCTGTAAGATTGTCGCAGGGCTGGATGTTACGGATGGCTGCTGGGCACACGATTCTAAACTGAAAGTTTTATGAGTTACTCCGCATTTCCCATAAAGAAGTCCCGGCAAACAAGGGAGCAGAACATGATTGAAGCCTACCGAACCATTGAGGTCACGCGGGATAACCTGAAAAAATATGCTGAAACAATGGCGCTGCTCACCGATCTGGAACGAAGAAGCATCAGCCGGGAAGTTCACCGCCTTTCGATTTGGCTGGCAGATAAATACGATGATTTAAAGGAAACAAAACAAGTCGCATGAACGACATTCAGCTTCAGCTCCTTATTACCGATGCCCTGATCGGAGGCATTAACACCGAACGGCTTTACAAGGCAACTCAGCTCGCATGGGATGACTTCGCCAGGCATCACCGGGATATGCTGTTCAATCAGGATCAGGCCGATGCCATTCAGAAGGAGATCGGGAAGTGGAGGGTCGGGAAATGACCTGTTAATAACTATTTCGTTTCAGTTTAGTGAATAAACCAACAGTTTAGTATTATTGCATCGGCAAAAAACGTAGAATATGAAAAAACTTAATAACCCGACCGGGTGGATTTACAGGAATAGGCTCTCTACGTGCCTTGCCGCCTGTGATGAAACTCGGTCGGGTTTCTTAATTAATACCACAGCTTGATTTATGGCAAAACGATTTATCGACACCGGGGTGCTGAAGCATCATTTTACAAGGTCCTTGTCAGCCCCTCATAAGCTACTCTGGATTCACATCCTGACCGATTGTAGTTATGCCGGAATGTGGCAAGTTGATTGGGATATTGCCGAAATATTGATCGGCTCCAAAATTGACCGGAATAAGGTTGAGAAGATTTTTGAGGGAAAAATTTTGCCGTTAAAAAATGGCGCAATTTGGTTTTTGCCGGACTTTATTGACTTCCAGTATGGCCACCTTTCTGAAAAAAATCAGGCCCACAAAGGCATTATTTCAATACTAAATAAAGAAAACCTACTTAATGACGATCTTTCTCTTAAGGGGCTTGTGAGCCCCTTGCAAGCCCCTCATAAAGGGGCTAAAGATAAAGATAAGGATAAAGAAAAGGAAAAGGATAAAGAAAAGGAAAAGGCCGAGGTCGAAATTTTTGAGCCGGAAACCTTTGAGGAACTTGAGCACCCTTACCTGACTAAAATCAAAACCGATTGCCAGATTCTGTTAAAAATGAAATTTCCACTAACCGAGGATGAAGCTAAAAGGTTGGAGGTGGATATTGGAACGGAAGCAGTCATCTCGCTTCTGGATCGAATGTCGAACTGGAAAAAAATCACCACAAACAACACTTCCGTAAATAAAACCCTCAGATCCTGGCATCAAAGAGATCTTGAAAAAAAACAACCAAATGCAAACACTAGCAACACTACAGAACCAAAGTTTGGCCGCCAGTCAGCATCAGCTATTGACCGACTCGTTAACGGTGGAAAAATTCCTGACTTCTTCGGAAAAGGAGGTGGTTAACGCTGTGGTTGAAAATCCTAGTATTTACCAATTAACTCAGTTAGAGCCGGAAGGGGTTAACCGATTATTTCGCCAAACGATTGCGAAATGCCTGGTCATAACCGGAATAAAATCAGAACTGGATGATGCCACTATTGCAATCCTGTGGAATTATATTAAAACCACTTTCAATCATTCCACATTTCAGGAAATTGAAAAGGCTGTTTACTTCAACACATCCGGGAAATTCGATACCAGAATAGAACATTACCAATCATTTAACCTTGAGTTTCTTTCACAGGTTATGGAGCAGTGGCTGATCTTCAAAACAAAAACCCGTCAGCGGATTCAGACTTTGCTGCCAAAACCTGAGCCTGAAAAGATCACAACAGACCAGGAGAGTTATAACGGACTTGTCGAATACTGCAAAAAAAACAAAGAATTTCCTGACTTCTGGGCGTGGTCAAAAGTGTATCAGCACATGGAGGAATGCCTGATGATCGAAATGACAATTGAGCAAAAAAAGGAACTGTTCGCATCTGAGGTTAAGCGTTTAAAATCAAAACTGGAGCTGGATATTTTAGACACGAAGGATGCCATCGAGCGACAGGAACGTATGGATGGCATACCGGAGGCTGCTAAACTAGAATGTCGAAAGAAAATGATTAAAAAATATCTTAAATACTAATTATCAGTAATTTATAAAAATGTACAAACTGGTAAAACTTGGTAATCAATGAGTAAGCAAAAAGGATTGTTCAACATCTGGATGAAACAGCACAAGGGAGTGGTAGCGGAATATCGCTTTCATCCGGTGAGGCGGTTTCGGTTTGACTGGGCATTCCCGGACATATTCCTGGCAATCGAATACGAAGGCATCAAAGGCAAATCACGCCACACAACCATTCGAGGTTACACGACTGATTGCGAAAAATACAATATCGCCACAGTCATGGGATGGCGCATACTCAGATACACCGCCCTAAATTACCACGAGGTGCTTATTGACCTCCCGAAAATATTAAGTGAAATCAAAACTTCAAAAACAACACCATGAAACAAACAATCCTAATTATGGCATTTGCTGCAATCAGCTTTGCCTCTTGTAAAAAGTGTGCTGAATGCACCACGACCTACACTCAGAAAGTAACCGGTCAGCAGCCTGTCACCTCTGTTTCTGTTTCCGAGATGTGCGGAGATAACTTAAAGGAAGCTGATGGATACTATAACGTAGCAACAAGCACCGTGAATGGCTATACTGCCACTGTTACAACCACTATAAACTGCGACTGACATGAACCCAAAAGATTTAAAAGTCGGCGACCGCATTAGGATTGAGGCCGTAGTGAAACAATCGCAATTAGAAGGAGCTGAACTATACTTTGAAGGAGCTAGAGCAAACGTAACATCATGGCTTGAAGCATCTGAACTCAACTGCGCCACCATCATCACCCCATCCGTACCTGAAGAGGGCGAATGGAAGCCGAAGTATTTGGAAGATATTAAAGGAATAACTAAAGGCGATATATGGATTTTTGCAAAATATGGATGCCCTTGTCCTGATGGTGGTCATATAGCATTTAATGATTTACTACCAATTAAACTTGAATCGGTTCGCCCCATCGCCAAGCCGTTGACAATGGAGGAAGAGCTGGAAGAAATATTAGAAGAATATTGGAATAGAGATGTTCAAAATTTATGTGATTGGCGAAATATAGTACTCGCATGGCACACCAAGCACACGCCACCACAGCGGAATATGCCGACATGGCAAGAGTTTCATAATTATGCCTCAAAGCACGAATCTAAGAATGGTTGGCTTGGTTCAATCAAAGCCGCCTTCGCCCACTTCGGACTTAATGACAGAGAGGAGGCGGGGAAATGAGCAATGAAGCCGAATTACCATTAAAGGATCAATTAATGCATTACGAATGGAAATTACGTCAAGCAGAACATTACCTGCAATTTGCATCAAACTCTATAACCATACGAAACGGCAGGAATAATATAAAATTGTATAAGCAACGTATTGCAGAAATTAATGCAGAACTACGAAAGGAGGCTCACAATGAAGGCTGAGAAGTTTGAGAAGGGGGATACAATAGCTTATGAATATACCCATTGGTTGAATAAAAAGAGTAGCACGCAAATAATTAAGTATGGTATTTTTATTAGAAAGATAAAGTCTAAAACAGGGTGGAGTCCAAATCCTAAAATAGCCATAATGATAAATGGAAACAAGAGTGAATCAATTGTTTTTATGTCACAAATCACCCTCATCAGCCGAGGAGAGTTCAAATAATTTAACAGGTAAATGATTAGATCGGACGGCGTTAGTAGGTGCAGTAGTCTAAAGAGACAGAGACCGAATATCGCCACCAGTGTTGCAAACCACATGAAAGGCTTAATCTAATAAACTCGCATTTTAATTTAACAACCTAAAAAATATTGACCAATGAGCGACCAAGAACCATTTACAAGAGAGCAATTTGTATCTCTTGTAAATAATAAACTTAAAAAAGAGTTATGTATCGACTTCCTCGAATGGATGAACCGTGTATCAGCCGAGCATTCTATGGCTCTGGAAACAACACCAGATGATATTGTTGAAATGTACCTAAATAAAACGTACTAAAATGAGCGAAACCAACCAACCGAACCCACGCAGAACACACCGTCAGATGATGGATGATTTTGCCAAAAGCAGAACATTAGCATATCCGTCATGGAACTTAATGCTAATGGATTTAAATGCTGAACAACGCAATGATGTTGTAGTTGAGATGATGCGCCTCGCCTGTGAAGATTATGAATCTACCATCCAATCCCTCCGAGCTGAACTTGAGAAGGTGAAGGGGGAGAACAAAGATGCTTATGTAATTGATTATTTTAATAAGCGAGGTTTCGGAATGATGCAGTCATTTGCTACTAAAGCAAAAGACAAAAACGATGCATTGGATAAATTTTGGAATGGTAGAAATAAGGAATCCATTGAAGTAAATAATATTAGAATAATTTAACTAACCCTAACCCCACGCAAGATGAAAGATGAAAAAATAGACAGGTTCACGCAAGGGTTTGCTTGTGCTGTTGCAACCTTAATAAGAATGAATAACGACATGGTTGAAACTGATGCGAGAGAATTATTTTCGGCAGGACTTGGAAAATACGACTTAAAGAAATTCAGACAACAAGGAATTGATGAGTACGATATTGAGGTGTTTAAAAGGTGTCGAAAGGATTTAATCAGATAACACCCCCACCGCCTGAACCAAAACAATTAGTTAACAGTGAAAAATAAATAACGGATGACAAAATCTGAAAAGCCTCAGCACTTTGAGGTTAGCAAGGAGTGTCCACATTGTAAACAAATGGTTTGCTTAGACTCTCAAACAGAACGAATGATAAAATCTGATAAAGATTTTTCCAATATAAAATGCCCTAATTGTGCCGCTCAATTTACAATTGTAATAGGTATGATGGGAGTGCAAGTGTATGAACAATTACTAACCCAACCAACCCATGAAAACAGTAATCTGTAAAGACCCACATCAGCATAATTTAGATATATTAAATCAGCCTCATATCTGTTCATTATGTGGTGGAGATAACTTTCTAAACGCAACAAGTGTAGCTGAGTCCAAGCACCGAGCACCGAGCGAGTGGGTGGAGGAATGTATCAAAGTAATTAATGAAGCAATGAGCCTAAGAAGTGATATAATTTGGAAGGAATCATTCAATAAAGCCATCCGTACCGCCCTCCAATCCGTCACTCTTCCGCAGACTCAGCCGAAGCAGGTGGATTTGGATGAGGTGGAATCTTTAGTAACAGCTTATGCGGAAACAGAATACAACGATCAGTTAAAAATAGAAGCCTATAAAAATTACTGGCGCATGGCAATCGGCTACACTCTCAACGACCTGAAGAAATGAGCCACATAGACGATGAAAATTACCGCAAGGTACGAGTGTTTTGGAGTGTAATAATAGTAATTTCAATAGGAACAGGCATACTCAGCATCCCGTTCCTTCTTGTAACAGAGAGTATAGTGCCACTACTGATTGAAATTATCTGCATTATATTAGTCGGCACCGGTATCAACGGACTCAAGAAAGCCGACATTGAGCGAGGTAGTGGTCATCCACCGAAGTTGCCGTGGCTTGCTGAATTCTGGTAATTGATTATATTAAAACTATCATATTTAAACTATAACGAAATGGGTAAGCGCGGAAGAAAGAAGCACCAACGAAAAAAGAGGCAGTTTATGAAAATGTTTTGGAAACTTTTTAACAAAAAGAAAGGTAGGCCGACACTATCTGACGATTTAAGTGAGGCATTCAAAAACTATAAGATCTTGCCTGTGCCGGAGCTATGGCCTGAATTAAATCCTGCAAACTGGAGTGAAGAATACAAAGCGTTTAGGGAGAAATACCCTGATGACCACCATAAACGAATTTTCAGATCATCTGAAAGGTATTCTATAAATCAAACCGATAATAATCAAAATCAAAATGGGTAAAGAACAACCGGCCAGCTATTACGATGCGGCCTATAAAAAAGCAAAAGAGTACTCCAAACCGTGGAATGAAAGCCGTTACCTGAAAGTTTGGGAGCGGATGGTTCAGCGGTTTGATAAGGATCGAGTTATTCACGACTTAGGGTGTGGGGTCGGCCAGACTTATGGGTATTTGAAAAGTGCTGGATTCAAAGAATACTTCGGGGTTGATTTTTCGAAAGAAGCCATTGATATGGCTAAAAAAACTTATCCAGATGCCAGTTTAATGACTTTCAGAAATCAGGATTTATTTAAATACCTGTCATTTTATACAGAAAGCCTGGAGGAGATTTACCCGCCTTCAGAACAGCAATTCTTCTGCTCCGAAACCCTCGAACACATCGAAAAGGACACGGAGCTGCTTGAGTTGATTCAAAAGAAGTTCCCCGGCAGTCGAATTGCCCTGTCAGTTCCCACCTTTGATGATCCGGGTCATGTCCGTCACTTCAAGTCGCCATCAGAGGTGAAGGCTCGGTATGGTCCATACATTGACTGTGACGATCTTTCCCAGATAGGTCCATGGATTATTTTGCAGGGGCGTTTGAAGGTATCGGTTTAATTTGCTTAATCAATAAACTTTTAGTTAATTTTGTAAACTATGGGTACACTCGCAAAGAAAACCAAGAAGCTCAATCCGAAGCAGGATCGGTTCTGTCAGGAGTATGTAATTGATTTAAACGCATCACAAGCCGCCGTTCGTGCTGGTTACTCCAAAAGGAACCCTGATGTTATTTCTGACAATCTCAGGAAGATCCCGCACGTCAAAGCCCGAATCGCTGAACTTCAGGCAAAGATCGGTGAAAAGTTGGAGGTGGATGCCGCGTGGATCACCGCACGATTCAAGGCTATTTCTGACCGCTGCATGGAAGCCGAACCTGTCATGGTGGACGGAATCCCGACTGGAGAATATGTCTTTGATTCATCGGGTGCAAACAAGTCAACCGAAATGCTTGCCAAGCGAATCGGTTACTTCGAGAAGCACAACGACCAGAAGGTGGTCAAGATCAAAATCGGTTACGGCGGTAAATGAGCCTGATTGAGATCGACATTGATCCGGGCGTTTTCCTTCCAGCCTACCAGCACCTGCTCAAATCGGATGCGGACATTGATCTGCTCTTTGGTGGCCGTGATTCTGGAAAGTCGCATTTCGTAGCCCAAAAGTCCGTTATCGACTGCCTCCATGACGATTACTTCCGCATGGTGCTGATTAAGAAAACGGCTGAATCCATCAAAGATTCCCAGTACAAAACCCTGCTTGAGATCATCGAAGAGTGGAAGATTGATGAACTTTTCTCATCCCTGAAAAACCCGCTGGAGATCCATTGCGCCAATTTAAACCAGTTCCTTGCAAGGGGATGCGACAATCCGCAGAAGCTTAAATCCATCCGAAACCCCTCACACGCTTGGTACGAGGAAGGGGATCAGTTGACCGAAGAGGATTATACCACCGCATCCACATCGCTCCGTAGCAACCGGGGCAAGGTAAAGGAATATCTGTCGTTCAACCCTGAAGCGGAAGGGGATTACAAACAGCACTGGATATACAAGCGGTTTCATCAAAAGGAGTCGAATCGGATGTACGGCAACTTCAAATCGGAAAAGCTGGTCAAGATACCTGGAGAAAAGAATCCGATCAAAATCCGCTACACCTCCACCCATACAACTTACCATAACAATCCGTACTGCACACCTGAAAGACGGGCGAAACTGGAGGATCTGAAAGAAACCAATCCGTACTATTATCAGGTTTATGCGCTTGGAAGGTGGGGTGTGAAGGCGGTTAAAAGTCCATTTCTGTTCACATTCAAGCAGGAAAAGCACGTTGGGCATACCCAGTGGGATCCATCTCAAATCACCTACTTATCGTTTGACTTTAACAAAAACCCGATCAGTTGCTTGGTGTTCCAGTGGTATGGAGGCGAGTTTTTCGGCATTGAAATGATTAAACTCAAGCATTCCGACATCGAGCAGTTGTGTCTTGTGATCGCTGCCAAGTATCAGGAGGCGTTGTTTGTGGTGGTGGGAGATTCAACGGGCTACAACAACACGGCTCTGGTGAAGGATGACGTAAACTTTTACACCGAAATCATCAAGCATTTGCAATTGGAAGAAACTCAGGTTCAGGTGATCCGAAACCCGATAGTTGAGGAAAATCAGGTGGTTATGAACAAGATATTCCACAAAGTACCGATCACATTGGATGAGGATAATTGCGCCTCCCTGATCTTTGACTGTATGTTCGCTGAAATGAGGGCAGACGGCAAGCTGAAGAAGGCTGACCGGGAAGATGAAACCCAGCAATTGGATGCACTTGATTGTTTTATTGGCGAAACATTGGTGCAAACCGAGTATGGAGCCAAGCGAATAGATCAAATAAAACTAGGTGAATATGTAGTGACCAGCACCGGAATGAGGCAGGTAGTTGATACTTGGAGTAGCATCGCAGAAGTTTATGAATATACATTCTCAGATGGCACTAAAATAACCTGCACAAAAAATCATAAATTTTATGCACAATCATTTGGATTCATTAAGATATTTGATATATTTACTCAAAACATATCAGTATGCAAAAAACACTCAGGTACAACGGCAGAAGTTACACGCTTAACCCAAAACAAAACTTTTACTACACCTCAAATCCGAGGGACACAAAATCACTTCATAGGCAGGTTTATATCGACAATTTTGGGGCTATTCCAAAGGGCATGCACATTCATCACAAAGATGAAAACCAGTTCAATAACAATATTGAAAACCTTGAGGCTATTGATGGCAGGGAGCATATCAGGCGGCACGTTTTGGAGCGCATGGCAAAAGATCCTGATATGGTTGTTAGGCTACAAAATGAAGGAATTAAGCATGCTCCCAAATGGCATAAATCACCAGAGGGGATGGCGTGGCATTACAAGCATGCGGAAAGATTCAGTTTCGGAAAGTTTGATTATGGAACTGCTAAATGTGAGCAGTGCGGAAAAGGATACAATAGAAAAACTTTGCGTTCAAGATTTTGCCACAACAACTGCAAGAGTGCATGGCGAAGGCAAAACAATCCCGACAAGGCGATTGCAACTTGCAAAAAATGCGGAATTCAATTTCAAACCTACAAGTATAACACCGCCAAATATTGCTCCGGATCATGCCGACCTGCTCCAAACCCATACGGAAGTAAAGGTCGTGTCAATGCGAAAAATAGGGAGCAAGAGGGTGTTTGATATTACCGTTGAAAAGGATCACGAATTCTATGCAAATGGCATTTTAGTTCACAATTGCCTCCGTTACGCGATAAATACCATTGTAGCGCCTGAGTTTAATTCGTAAACTTTTGGTTTATTGTCAAAAACAATTTATCTTTGAATCGGTAATGTAGCGTTACCTGATCGGGCTGGCTTCGGAGATCGCCTCAACGTAGCCACCCGATTCATAAAAACTTCAAGATGACCGAAATGTTTCTCCACGCAATCGCCTGCTCCATGTGCTGCATCACGATTTATGCCGCCACAAGGCAGGGTAACATTCTTTTCCCGATTGTCCAGTTCCTGAACCGGTACGCTACCAGCCCGACCTTAGAGTTCATAAAAACCCCGATTTACGGCTGCCTGACCTGTATGTGCTCCTTTTGGGGCATCCTGTACTACCTGACCACATTCGGACTTCCTGAGCTGTCATTTGCCGACTTGTCACATATTGTCAAGTTCGTGCTGA